AAGGCTCTTTTAACTGAAGTAGAGTTAGGTGCAGAAGCACTTTACGAAATAGTTCAAGAACTTAAGCGTCGCTCTTAGGGTTATGTTATGCTTATGTTGTCTCCCTCTCTCAGACGCGGGCAGCCCACCATTGGTGGGCTTTCCTGTTTAAGGCACTATGAAACCTATTGATTTTGATGATGAACAGTTCGAGGAAATTACTCCCGAACTGTATGCTTCAGACGACGAAGAAACAGACCTTCCTCTTGAAGAAGATGAGTTAGATGAACTATCGCAACAGTTTGTTGAAAAACTGATTGATAAAATTCTTGACTTTTTAAAAGTGTTAGTTGGACATGACTTACACCCATATCAAAAACCTTTAGCACGTCGAATTATTGAGTCTGTAATAATTAATGACGGTGAAGAAATAACTGCACTTGCTGCACGTCAGTCAGGTAAATCAGAAACTGTTGCAGACACTGTTGCAACATTAATGATTCTTTTACCTCGTCTTGCAAAACTGTATCCAGACTTACTTGGTAAGTTTAAAGATGGGTTATGGGTTGGATTGTTTGCTCCAACTGAAGGACAGGCAGAAACTTTATTTGGAAGAACAGTTACTCGTTTAACTTCTGAACGTGCTTTAGAAGTTTTAGGTGACCCTGAAATTGATGACTCCGCTGCACGTATTGGCGGTGTTACACGAATGATTAAATTAAAGAAATCAGGCTCAACCATTACAATGATGACTGCTAACCCACGTGCAAAGATTGAATCTAAATCTTTCCATTTAGTTGTTATTGACGAGTGTCAGGAGGCAGATGACTTTGTTGTATCAAAATCTATTAGCCCTATGCTTGCTTACTATGCAGGAACTATGGTTAAAACAGGCACTCCAACTACAAGTAAAAACAATTTTTACAGAGCCATTCAATTAAACAAACGTAGACAAACTACTAGAGGTTCACGACAGAACCATTACCAGTGGGATTATCGAGAAGTCTCTAAGTACAACGAAAATTATCAAAAGTTCATTAAAAAAGAAATGCTTCGTATTGGCGAAGACTCTGATGAATTCCAAATGTCATATTGTTGTAAATGGCTCTTAGAGCGAGGAATGTTTGTTACATCTGGAGTAATGGATGAACTTGGCGATACTTCTCAAGAGATTGTAAAGGTTTGGCACAAAACTCCTGTAGTTGTAGGAATTGACCCTGCTCGTAAATTGGACTCCACTGTTGTAACTGTTGTGTGGGTGGACTGGGATAGGCCAGATGAATTTGGGTATTTTGAACATAGAGTTTTAAATTGGCTTGAAATTCAAGGAGATGACTGGGAAGAACAGTATTTCCAAATTGTAAACTTTTTAAGCAACTACGATGTACTAGCAGTCGGTGTTGACGCAAACGGTGTTGGAGATGCTGTTGCTCAACGTTTAAAACTTCTTTTACCTAGAGCAGAAGTTGCTTCAATTACATCTAGTCCAACAGAGCAGTCACAGCGTTGGAAACACCTTCAAGCCTTAATTCAAAGACGAATGATTGGATTTCCAGCACATGCCAAGACTAGAAGGCTTCGAACCTGGAAAAGGTTCTACCAACAGATGGTTGATGCCGAAGTCCAGTACAAGGGCCCTAACTTCCTAGTTGCGGCTCCAGACGAGTCTTATGCCCATGATGACTACGTAGATTCGCTTTCTATTGCCTGTTCTTTAACAAAAGATTTAGTTATGCCTGAGGTTGTGCTGTCAAGTAGCCCATTCTTCGGTAACAATTAGATATGAGTTAAACGGTACGAAATGTAAGTTATCCGTCAAACTCATACCAGGAATAGGCCGTTCCCAACAAACAGTTTAGGAGTCATTAATGACGCTAGGACCAAACCCTCAATTCCCTGAAAAGGGTACTCATGTATATGAGATGAAAGCAGCAGGAAACGCAACTCGTCGTGGACCGCTACGCTTCGAAGAAGGAATCGCAACTGACACTGATGTGCCAAACGATTTCCAAACAGGCATTATGAATGGATACGCTGCTGCTGCAGGTCGTCCAAATCGCAATGCACCAGTTCATACAAAGACTGCAGCCGAAACAATGAGCGAACGTGCTCACGTAGGCTCTGCTGCATGGACAGAGGCTCCAACATTCTTGTCCGAGTTCTCTCACGGTTCATTTACCGACTATGCAGAACAAAAGGTTGAAGTTGTTGCTCGCTCTGGTGGACGCACACAACGTGTTGCCCCAACCGTAGTAAACGACTAATTACCTAATAGAACTTTAGCCCCCCAAGGTATATGCTTGGGGGGATTAAAGGTGTAAAGGATTTTAAAGTGGCTGAAAAACCTGCTAATGAAAAACTTTGGGCAATGATTATTGCTCAAGCAAAAGCAAAGTTTTCCACCTACCCAAATCCTGCTGCAAGTCACTGGGTTCATACAAAATATGAACAATCAGGTGGTAAGTTTATTGACACCAGTAATCCTGTTTATAAACAACAGGTATTACAAAAAAAACAGTTTGAAAAAAAGCAAGAAAGTCGTTCAGCAGTTAAATTAGGAAGTAAGAAAAAGGGTGGAAAAAAACAAGATGATAAGTAGAGACGTTAGATGAGTTTCGTTGATTTTTCTCCTCCCAGTTACAGGGCAGCGTCTTCCGACTTAACTATCTCTATTTCTCCGTTAGGTTTAGTAGAACTTGCGGATGAAGAATTTGAAGTACATGGTCCACGCTTAAACCGTTATTCACTTAACTGGGCTATGTATCTTGGTCACCACTGGGGATACCGTCGTGAACAAGGCGAAATGCAAATTTCGGTTAACTATTACCGTGCATTTAATGATTATTTAGCACGTTTTACATTTGGCAAAGGAATTCATTTCCGTAGTCCAAAAGCAACTGAAGCAATTGTTCCAGACCGTTTACAAAGAGTTTGGGAAGTTGACAATGACAAAATGCGTGTGCTTCTTGAAATGGCACAACAAGGCGGTATTACAGGCGACTGTTTTGTAAAGGTTGCTTATGAAGAACCTTGGACAGACGCTATTGGTCGTTTGCACCCAGGCAAAGTTCGTATCCTTCCTCTAAACTCTTCTTTTGCTTTTCCAGAATTCCATCCACACGATAGAAACCGTTTGCTTCGTTTTAAGCAAAAATATCGTTTTTGGGGAACTTCTTTAGAAGGTACACGCCAAGTGTTTACCTACACCGAAATTTTAACCGATGACATTATCGAAGAGTACATAAATGATGAACTAATTGACTCTCGTCCAAACCCTCTGGGTGTAATCCCTGTAGTTCATATTCCAAACGTACCAGTCGCGGGTTCTCCTTGGGGACTTTCTGATTGTCATGACATCATTACTATTAACCGCTCCTACAATGAAATCTCTACAGATGTTGCAGACATCATCAACTATCACGCTGCTCCTGTAACAGTTATCGTTGGAGCAAAGGCTTCTAACCTTGAAAAAGGTCCAAAGAAAGTCTGGGGCGGTCTTCCAAAAGATTCTCAAGTATTTAACTTAGAAGGCGGAGCATCTGGAATTGATGGTGCACTTAAGTACCTAGAACTTCTAAAGCGTTCTATGCACGAAATGATGAATATTCCAGAGTCTGCTCTTGGGCAAGTACAGCCAATCTCTAACACATCAGGTGTTGCACTTTCTATTCAGTACCAACCATTGATGAACCGTTGGTCACAGAAGGTTGCACAGTATGGTGCGGGTATTGAAAAAATTAACGAACTAATTCTTTTGAACTTGGCTGTTAAAGAGCCAGAAACAATGATGTACAACCCAGAAGAAGATGGTCCAATCAAAGAAGGTCAATACGACCGTTTAGACCCTAATGACCCACTTACTTATCAAAACTATGTTCAATTCCCACCACCATTGCCATTAGATAAATTGATTATTCTTAATGAAATCCAAACCAAACTTGGTATGGGCCTTGAGTCAAAAGAAGGTGCACTACGTACTTTGGGCGAGGAGTTCCCAGAAGAGAAACTTCAAGAAATCCGTTCTGAACTTATGGAAGAAGCCAAATCCGATGGAGCATTGCAACTCCTAAAGGTTCAAATCCAAAAGGAAATTCAGGATATGACAGGCATGATGCCAGGTCCAGACGGAAATTCCGCTATTCCATTGCAGCCAACTCAACTAGCAGATGGCGACATTATGGGAGACGGAGTTGGAGGACAGCCAACGCCAGAAAACGTGGCTGACCCAATGATTCAAGAAGGAATGATGGCTGAAGCACAGGCTGAGGCTGACATAAGAAACCGTCTAGTAACTGAAGCCTACGGAACTAAAATTCCGCAAAGAAGAGCAGTTGATAGAGACAAC